GAAACCTGAGACCAAATTTTATGCACAAGTTAAAAGAAATCTTACTAAAATATCCTGGATTAGGATTGAAAACCTTAGCGTTCCTGGTACTCCCGATCTATTGGGTTATAATAATAATGGCGTCTTTTTCACTGTTGAATTAAAGTATACAAAAACCAACAAGATTACCTTTTCTCCACACCAAATAGCCTTTCATATTAAACACCCTATCAATACATTTATCCTGGTTCTGGATGCCTCTTGCAAGAGGCCAAAACTTTATGAGGGTAAAAGAATCCGGGACCTGGCAGCCGGAGGCCTGGTCCATGAACCAATGCTTCAGGGTTTTCCTGACATCAAAATTTTTTTAGAGTTGCTTGGCGCTTGACGCTTGACCCCTGCTGCTTGTTGCTTGACGCTTTGCAGAACGCTTGTGGCCTATCGCCACATGCGTCATTTTGACGCGCGACAATTTGTCGCACGTTTCACGTAATCGGAACCATTGTACCTAGGACCCTGGATCCGGGTGCTTGCTGCTTGTTGCCTATAACCGTTTTGAAAGGCCCAGGCTTCATGGATCTTAATCGCTTGTCGACTTAGACGCTTGTCGCTTGCTTGTTGCTTGCTGCTCATCATTACCTCCTTGCTTGTTGCTTGTTGCTTGTTGTTTTAGTTTTTGTTCGCGCTGTTCTTTTTTTGCGCGTTGTCTGTACTCTTCATAAAATTTTGGATGTCTAAATACGTGCATTAATGTTTACCATAACTAACATTTTTTATATCTTTATTCCAGCATGCTCTACAGTCTAAACACTTTCCGCCTTGTGTAGGCGCCAGGCAGCTGGAGCTTCCATCTGTTACAACCGTTGAGCTGTGGCTCCAGGCGTTGCCAGCGGTCCCATCAACACGCGCAGCGGATAATCTTATAATTAAATTGTCCGGTACATCTTCAGGTGCTGGCAGGTATTGTCGCTCTTGTGTGGGCAGCCAATGCTTCGTATCAGGTGTCAATTTACATACTTCTATAATTTTTTGCATATGCTCATGAGACTGAAGGTCTCCAGCGTCATGCCATCTAAACCATTTTTGACGTTTAATTTGTGCAGCCATTGCTTCAACCCATAGCGGGTTGGTGATGGCGTCCAGTCTTCTGTACTGGGCCGCTTTGATTGCTGGGTACCTGATATAATTGTTTTTCATTGCATAACAACCATAACATGGTGAGGTCTTAACCTTCCTAAGCTTCGCGCCAGTTTGGCAAGCCCACGCTGGCAGGCTATAAGATAAGCCCGGCATTTTACTAGTTCTTGTTAACGACTCTGTAATTTTTTTTGCTTCTGTTATTTTCATATTTTCCTCCTGAATCTATTTTTAACACGTTTTCCGGGTGTGTAACATTGTACAAAATGTCGCGGCTTGTTGCTTGATGCTTGTTGACTACTAGTCAATTGTACATTTTGTCCTGCGTCAATTTGTCGCAGCTTGTGCCCTGATGCTTGACGCTTTATACTTTTAAAAAAATCTTCACAGCTGGCCAGGTAACTGGCCGGCAGTGCGCCATGGTCCTCAGTGAACCATGGCAGCAAATCATTATTTTTTATCTTCATCCGCGAACCTTTTCTCCATCTTCTCCTGGTCCAGCTTCACCAGTCTCAGGATCTCTTCTATAGCTGTCGCTATTCTAATTAGCGGGTTTACTGATCTTTCATTTATTTCATTGTTTTCCATAATTATACCTTTCAACCGTATCCTATACTATCCTAACCCAGGCGTCAATGTATATAATGTCGCAGCTTGACGCTTGTTGCTTGCTGCTTGACGCTTGCTATTTTTTTTAATTTTTTTTTTAGAATCATTCTAAAGTGGACCAACCAAAGCCAGACTGTTTTTTCTTACAGCGATCTGAACATGCATTTTGACTGATCCCAGATCCAACAGGCATTTTAGCACCTTACTAGTTGCGTCCAACTAGTGTCAATTGGATCAGGGATCAGTGGGCTTTACTCGGAGTCAAACCTTTCAAGCCATAGTCCCGTAAGTTTATAGTTTTTTTCAGCGATAAACTTACAAATGAGGCTGAAACTGAATACTATCAGATTTGATCTAAATCTAAATTCTCCAAATTGTCGCAGTACCAATAAAGTGGGAATGTTCCATAATAGTTATAACTATCATTTTCATCATCTATTAATGATGGCGACTCCCAAATATCTTTTTGGCTTTCATATTTATTTAAATTAAACATAAACCAATTATAGCATAAACAAAAATTAGAATACATTGTCCTTATTGTCGCACCCTGAAGCTTGACGCTTAACACAAAAACCTGTCAACATGACAGATTGTCGCGCGACAAAATGTCGCAGGCTCCATGCGTCAATGTGTCATATTTATGTTTCACGTGAAACATGGTATAATGCTTTTATTAATAACTAAAAAGGAGAAATAAAAATGAATAAAAAAACTTACACAATTATACATTCAGATGATTTATTAGAACTGAATAAAATTGCAAAAAAGAAAAATAAAAATCAATATATCCCAGAAGATATTTTGAAACAATTAAAAGGTAAGATTGTAATAGTATCACACCAATTTCCTCACAATGATGTTGAACAGAGATTGGTTTTATTTGCAGGAGAAAAATTTCCTACTTTACTATTAGATGTTGATTTTAAAAACATGAATAAATTAACACCATTAGAAATACATTAACTGCGACACTTTGCACAATGGCGAGTAAATCGCCATTGTGTTATTATACAATTTAATCAACTAAAGGAGTAAAATGCCAGAAAAACGACAAACACTAAATAGTGAAAAACGAAAAGTTATTGCTGATGTTTTTCAACAACACTTTGAAAATAATTCAAAGTATCAAACACAACATACTGACGCAATTAAAACTTATGATGATATGCGTTCTATTGCTAAAACAAAAATAGAGCAACTTGTAAGGTTTCATCAACCTCAAGAAGATGTTGATACAGTTCGTTCTATGATGAATAAATATGGAGAGAGAAATGGTGGAGAGTTATACCATGATAATTGTTTCCATGTTCAAAATGAAACACCTCGTATGGACACCGACTATAATGGAAATCCAAAAGAAGTTTTAGATGATGTTCATATTAAATTTAAAGCTGATAAGGAATTTTTAATTTCTTATTATAGAGATGAGTTAAAATCAAAAGGTCTTGACCCAGATTTTAAGGTTAGACTTAATGATAATTATGAAAAAAGAAGTCCAAGTTATTATACTGCTGAAAGTAATATTGATAAATATTTAGGATATAATAACACTAATAATGATGTAAGTGGAAATCAAGGTATCAAGCATAGACAAGCATGGAAAGATGATTTTAAACTTTGGGTCATTGGTAGTTCTTATTGTCATAATCGTATGTTTCAAACTGATACTGAAAACTATGAGTGGTTTAAATCATTTGAAGTTGCAAAAGAAAATGTCATCATGGCACACAAAAAACTATTTGACCATGTAAATGGTAAAATGGATAAATTAAAACTAGGCTTGAAATCTTATAGATATTTTGACCAAGCAAAAGATTTAGCTGACAAATTAAAAGTAGCATTGAATGAAAGTGTATTAGACGCACACTCAACAATGGCACTTTCAATTTATAGTCCGACTAATCTAGCCGACCTTTTAACAGATGATGTTGAGCAAACTAGAGATGAAAAAATTGCAATCGCAAAAAAATTATTAGCTGAACAACAAGCTATAAATTAAACTGCGACAATCTGCACAATGGCGACAACCTCGCCATTGTGTTATAATACGACCATAACAAACAATAGGAGAAAGTAATGAAAGACAATCAAATAATACGAGTGGGTTGGTTTATGAAAAAATATCAAAAGTTTGATATTAGAGTTGGTAAATTCGACAAAGAATCAAAAGAGTTTATTTCTAAGAATGGACAAAGATGTATTACATTTTTTGATTTATATAGAAATAGATACACAACTGCAGTTAACTATTTTTTAAGTGAGGTTAAATAATGTCTAGCAGTACATTTTTTTTAATTGCAAGTGTGGGAATTCCCACACTTGTATTTGTGTGTTTTATGTTAATTCAATATTCAGATAGACAAAAAGATATTGAAAATTTTAAACAAAAACAATTAACCAAATCATTTAAGAGGGGTAAATAATGGCTGAGATGAATGAACTACACTTTGAAACAATAGACAGAAATAAAGATATCAATATGCAACGCAACAAGATTAAATTCTTAGAAGATAGAATTTCAACACTTGAAAAAACTTTGGAAAGCCATGCTAAAATTTTGGCTAGATTTCAAATGACAGAGGGGGATAAATCATGAGTGAGTTTAATTGGTGCCATGGTCCAAAGTGTCACACCCACCATACACAAGATAGAATAAGAGGTGTCAAAGGTTCAAAGGTTCTAAGAACTAAAAAAGTTGCACAGACTAGTTGGAATGAGAATAATATGTATTCTCATTTTTGTAGTCAAGGTTGTTGGAATGACTTTGCTCAAGCAAATTGGAATGAGTTTATAAACTTACACCCAAGAAATGAGCCACTTGAAACTCCGATTGATGTAGTCAAGGAACAGACTACAGATTGGAGAGGTCAACCATATATACAAACTAAAATAATACCCTGCGACAATATTGACAATGGCTCTTAACGAGCCATTGTTGTAAGATGTGTCATTAACTAAAAAGGAGAAATATGACACAAACAAAAATAGCCGATACAGTAATGCCAACAGGTTATACATTTCAACAGGAACTATTGTTGCAAGCATTAGAGCGACAAGCAACAACAGGTATGTTGATGACAAATCCTAGAGTGACAGGTTTTACATCATTTGCAAAAGCTGTGCTTAATTTTATAGATGATAAGAAAGCACCAAAGACTTGTAAAAATTTATATAACTATTTAGTGGCTAATGGTTACTATGTTGGCATACATGAATTTAGTTATAGTAAAAGATAACTGCGACAATATTGACAATGGCGCCTAACGGCGCCATGTGTTATAATGCAAACATATTAACTAAAAAGGAGAAATAAAAATGACTACAGAAAACACATTAGAAAGATTAGTAATTCAAGCAAAAAGATTAGCCCTTGTTGAATTGATGAATAAAATTCAAGATGAGATTACTGAGTTAAGAGAAAAAGAGGACGCCTTAGCTAATCCAGACGACGACACTATCCCATTTTAACTGCGACAATATTGACAATGGCGCCTAACGGCGCCATGTGTTATTATACGGTTATTAACTTATAGGAGAAAAAAATGGATTACGAAAATGATTACAACTTACTAGAAGATGTTGCTGAAGATCAAGATGTATGGGAAGATTTAGAAGATGAAGATGAAGAAAATTCTTCTCCAGAAGGATTTGATTTAATTGATCATTTGGAAAGAAGACAGTTATTAGAAGAACAGTTTTAACTGCGACAATATTGACAATGGCGCCTAACGGCGCCATGTGTTATTATTCCACATTAACTAAAAAGGAGAAATATGAAAAAAGATAATTCAAACCCAAAAGATGAATTCACACACTGTAGATGTTGTGGCGAATACATCAAAGGCGATAGCAGATCATTAAGCGATAAAAGATATTGTAATGATTGTGCTTAGATAACAGAACACATCTCCAATGTGGTTATATGTCACATGCGGCAAAGTGTCGCATGCGACAAAATGTCGCAGGCGCCTGCGGCGCCGGAACTGTAACGTCGGCCTTCGGCCTCCGGCTCACTCGCTTCGCTCGCTCGCATTTTTGATAGAGGTACCAAGCCTGTTTATATATTTGAACTTTCTTGCTTATTAAGTTATACCCCTACTTAAAAAGGGATCCTAATAGTTTGATAATATATAAGCTTTTAGATATTTATAGCTAGAAATTACTTTTAGGTTCTAAAAACACATATGAAAAAATTTTTTAGAAAATTTTTTGGAATGCATTTATGGATATAGATAAGTTAAAAAAGTTTGAGAAATTACCACCTGATGTAAAAAGACAATTAGCTATTTATATGGCTAAGTGGAAAGATAAGAAAAAACAAGCTGATGTCAAAAATGACTTCATGGCTTTCGTTAAACATGTATGGCCAGATTTTATTGAAGGTAGTCACCATAAACAGGTTGCTAAAAAATTTAATGATATTGCAACTGGTAAAACAAAACGTGTTATTATCAATATGGCACCTAGACATACAAAGTCTGAGTTTGCATCATATCTATTACCTGCTTGGATGGTAGGTAGAAATCCTAAATTAAAAATTATTCAATCTACTAACACAACTGAATTATCTGTAAGGTTTGGACGTAAAGCAAAACAACTTATGGATACACCTGAGTATAAAGAAGTATTTGAC